AAACACTTTAACGACTTCGTAATCAAATCCATCAATTGTAACAATATCACAATTTATTGAATTTCCTTTTTCTGCACCAATTAATAAAGTGTCAGTATATAATTTCAATAATTCTTCTTCTCTTCTATTCTCTGGAAGTAAAACTAAATCGCTTCCTGAAACAGGTTGTATTGAAGCCATGATGGGCAATGTTGTATCTGCTCCTTCAACTTCATAAAAACCTGCGTCGTTATAAGCTCCTTCTGCTCTTCTTTTTACTGTTAATGCTTGTCTAAAACTACTCATTTATTTTTTACCTCATGAGAAATTTTTGAACGCATTTCACCAGTATCAATTAGAGGGTGGCTTGAACCTTTTTTTGCTATTGTTGATTCTGCGTTTTCAGGCGTTCTCATATCAGTAATAGTTTTTTTAGTTTCAGTTTCTTGTTCAAGACCAATTAACTTTAATCTTGGAATAATATTATAATTTCCTTTTGAAATAGAAACAAAAATTTGATCGAATCTTTTACCAACTTTTTTATATTGCCTGTTGTAAGTGGATCTTATGAATGACCTTTCTGGGATCGTAACATCATTATTTTTTCCTGCTTGAGTTGTACCAAACTCGTTTACAATTGCTTTTGTCAAGACTTTATCGCCTACTTTGGCAAACATACCAACTTGAATTTGCTTCGAATGCAATTCTTCGATAGCCTTTTTATATTTATCAAAACCGTGATCAATAACTTTTACTTCCATCTTGCATGTAAAATGTAGGAACTCGTCCTTTTAATAATCGGTTGTAACTGTCTAAATATTGGGTGGTATTTACATCAACATTATTACCATTTCCACCACCATAACTTCTTTGTAAATCACCTTCTTTTTCCATAGTTAAAACACCTCTTGAATTATCGTCTCTCAACGACAAAGCTAATAAATGAGCAGCGTAATAAGCAACAGCCAGGGAATAGTTATTAGAATCACCAAATAAAGCCGAATCGACTTCATTTACTGCGATAGCAATAAATCTATTTTTTTTGTCTGTAGTACAAGCCGCATTTATGCTTGGAGCAATATCTGCCAACCATTCAAGAGATGTTGTCATAACTATTTTTTAGAATTAATTGCTTCAATTAATTTAGATTTGTTTAAACCTTCAGTTTCAATTTCTAAAGATTGAGCAAGATCAATTAAAGTTGCTTTATTCTGAGCTTCTAGGTCGATTTCATTTAAATCAATACCTTCTTCAGAATCTTCTTCTGATTCTTCGGTTTCTTCTTCAGATCCTTCTTCGTCAGAAGCATCTTCATCAGGACCTAATAGATCAGCAGCTTCTTTATCGGCAAGTTCTTTGGCTGCTTTTTCTTCAGCTTCTTTCTCTGCTTTTAATTCGGCTTTAGTTTTGTAAGATTTTACAATTTTTTCTTCAATAGCAGTCAAACCAGATGTTTTAACCATTGCTTCAAACATAGGATGAGCTTTTACTGCAGCAAATTCTTCTTTTGAAAGTTCATTAATGCCTGGCACCAATGTAACATTTCCAACAGTAGTTTTAAATCTAATAATATTTTTTACTCTATTTTCAATTTTCATAATACAAATTTATTTAAGTTAATAGGAATTAAAAAGGGAAGATTTCTCTTCCCTTTTTAACCAACTAGATTCCAGTTGTATAAGACAATGAGTAAGGATAGAAAGCTCTAACACCACCACATCTAGCTTCCAAAATATTTTTGGTCGCAAGATTTTTAACTTGTGGAGCATGAGGCATCAATCTAATTGGAAGAACACCTTCCAATTTATCTTGTGCATTGTTATAAAGCACAAAACCAGACTTAGTTCCATTTACGAAACCGTTTTTCAATTGCTGTACCCATTCAACTTTCAAATTATATTCTTCTTCGATATATTTCAAAATTGATTTTCCAGAATACATAGTTGTGTCAAGTGCTTTTTTTCTAATTAAGTGATAATTAGTAGCATCAACCAACATAGTGTTTGGAATTTCATTACCGCCAGTCAAATCAATCATATCATTGATTGCTTCTTCCACGTCCGCAAGGATATTTGCAGCAGTTTTAGTTGACCAAGTAGTAGTTACACCGGTACCAGTTGCAGCGGCAGCTGTAGATGGAACAGAGGCAGCGTTAAACATACCTTTAATTCCATAAGCAGCATCACCGAAGCCAAGCATTTTTTCGATCTTTTGATCTAATGCTCTACGTGCAGCAAGCGCTTTGTTTTCAACTGAAGAACGACCAACTTGACCAAGCATTTTATCTCTACGCAAATCTTGCACAGAATATAAATATGAAGTCGCAATTGATTTAATTCCGTTGGTTACTTGAGCTCCAAATACTTCAACAGTTTTAATGTCATCAGCAAAATCAGCAACAACAGCTGCTTCACCTGCAGAATCTAAAGTGTCATAAGTATCAGTTTCAGCACCTTCTGGAATTGCACTATTAATTGGTAGCAAACCACCATTCAAAAGTTTCAATTCGTTGTACTTAGGCTTAAATACTTGTTGACGAATAAATTCTAGGTTTCTAGCAAAGAAGAATGAATCATCTTTTTTAGAAATGCCTACTTGTTCGGCAGCTCTTTCGTAAGCTTTGAACTCTGGCAAAGAGGTATCAATTTTGAAGTCCTCGCCATTGTCTAGTTTAAAAGTTTCAATAGTCATATTATTTTCTCCTGATTAAATTAAAGTTATGCTGGTAAATTCAACTCAAGAAGAGCAAGAACTGGAGTACTAGTAGTACCGGCAGCAGCGCTTCTGAATTTTCCACTAGGAACGGCTAAGTTACCAGAAGATGAATTTGTAAATTGACCTTGGTTAGCAGTGTAAGCTTTGTCATTGAAGGCATAAGCATCATCACCATAAGCAACAGTCGCAACTACATAAACCCAAATACAACCGCGAGTCATAACATTGACTGCATCGTTGATTTCGTATTGATCGTTTCCGCCAACAGTTACTGGTTGACCGTGTCTCAATACAGAAACACCTTCAAACACACCGGTTGAGGTATAAGCAATAGTTAATGTTGGTTGACCAACTCCACCTGTTACAGTGTAATTAGAAACTGTGATATTATCTGTAGCACCATCAACGGTGATCAAGATTTCACGACCAGTTCCGGCAACAGCAGAAACACCAGCAAGGGCATTAATTGCAGCGATTAATGCAGCAAAAGTTGTTGCATGATCGGTTGCATAAACCACTGGAGTAATTGAAAGAGCAGTTGCTGATCCAATTTGAACTGACATAGGGATTGAGTTAGAGGCAACAAAGTCTGCTGAATAAGTAACAGAAACTTTATTTTTAAAGATGTTTTTAACATCAGTTCCACCAACAGTTCCTACAACAACTGCTTTACCAAAACCGATTGCTTGTTCAGCATTTCTTGTTTTGATATTCCAATCTTGTAAATTTGCGATTTGTCCGTTAATTGCAACGTCCAATTCATTTGCATATTTAGTAATTCCCATAAATTTACTCCTTTTTAGTTGAATTTTTGATAAGATCTCTTTGTAGATCCGCATTGCTGACAGCTACTAGAGATTGACTAGAATCAGTCTTATTAGAGGCTGCTTTGATATTTTCAGCAAAGTTGGCATCTTTTTTGATGTCAATAATGCTATCAAATCTCGCAGTCAAATAATCCTCACTAACTTCATCAGCTTTAAATTCTTTCGTAAATAAAGTGATAACCTTAGATTTGATTTCCTTGTCAGATAATTTAGAAAGGTCTTCATCTGATTTGAAAAATTCAGATGCTTTCTTTTCTAGATCGATTCTAGCTTGGACTTTGGCTGCAATATCAGCAGTATGATCTTTTTTCAATTCTTCATCAAGTTTTACTTGAATAGAATCTTTTTCACCGGTTACGGTGTCTAGTTTAGTTTGCAAATCAGATTTAGATTTTTCTAAACCCTCTTTATCTTTTTTCAGCTCTGTGTTTTCCGCTTCAATAGAGTCGATCTTCGAAGCGACCTCTTCTGAAACTTCAAACTCTTTGCCATCTAATCGTATTTTTTTCATATTTAGATTGTCATTGAAGTTATTATTAAAAACACAAATAGCATCTTGGCTATCAAGTCGAAGCTTAGCTTTATCGCCAGCTCTTCCTTCATAAACAAGCGCCAAATGATTCCCTCTTATGTTCGTTTGAACATAATCATATCTCTCACCTTTAAATACACCATCTTTTTTCACGAGAGTTACTTTGTAGCCAAAAGAAAGGCCACGTTTACCTGATTTTGCATCTTGTACCGCTTGTTTATCGGTAATCTTAATAAATGGAGCTAAATAATTGTCAATCTTCTTAATGTCTTGGCCAGTCATACCAACAGACAATTCAGATGCATTGTCAATATTCACCATATCTTCTGGATGATTATTAGTGATCGGTTTCATTTTAAATGAATCAATTGCATCTTGGCTGAAAACTTCTTCATCAGTTCTCAGTTCTCTTTGAATTGAACCGTCGGCTCTGCGGTATGAAAATACACCAGTCCTAGTTGCAATGGCATATCCTTCTAGAAATCCTTCAGAAGTTTCAGTTAATTTTAACTGATCTAAGTTTATTTCATCAAATCTTAAAGCTTGTTCCATGTTAATTATTTTTAATTTCGTAAGTACTATCTAATTTCACTTTGGAATAAAAGAAAGCATTGAAAAAATGGTAACCTTCTTTTTCTTTAACTCTCATAGTCTTTCTGTCAGCCGATAGAGTATATTTACTAATTCCATCTGCTTCAACATACACAACCAAATTACAATTTTTTTCTTTTGCAATATTTTTAATAACTTCTTCGTTAACTTTGAACTCTTCATCAGTTGAAAACTCAATGAAGTGAACAATTGTCTGTTCTTTCAATTCAGTTGATAAAAGAGTGATTGTCATAACAACATCTTCAATCTTTTGAACTTTTATAATCTTTACATCTTTAAAATCGCTTTCGACTTTTCTAAGAGCAAGATCTGAATCAAACAGATTTTCTCTAGCCAATTGATCAAATTTATTTTGTTTGACAAACATACTAGAATTAATCTGACTACAAGAGGCAACAAGTAAAACGAGAATTACTGATAAAAATTTCACAAAATTAAAATTTAGGTTGTAGTAAACTTAGTAATTATTACAACAATCAAAGTAAAAGTAAACATTTTAATCAAACATAGAATCAGTAATTATCGGTTGTGCAATACAACGACAATTTATCTCACTTCCAGGGTGTCCAATTTTAGGTCCTTTTTCCCAAGTGAATGTTTCTCCATCTAAAACTTTATGTGTCGGTCTTACTCTTTCATCTTGAGCTGTGGTCCAAACATAAGATACAATTCCCACTTCTTGTTGTCTAAGTTGAGTTAATTGCCCATTAAATTTATTGGTTTGATCTCTTGCGATTAATCTTGCTCTGTTTTCACCGATGCCTTCAGACTTAGAAAGTTCTTCTTGAATTTTTTCAATGCCGTTCCCTTGAGAAAGGTTAGAATAAAGGGTTTGTTCAACTCTTGCTTTTTGATCTAATCCCATTTTGGTAATTAAATCTGTATTTTGAGTTTGAAAGAGCTTTAACTGTGTTTCCATATAAGGCTCTTGGACTATTGGATTCACAGACAAAGATGAATGAATTGTTTTGACAAATTGTTCTTTATTCATCAAAGAAATCTTTTCACCTTGCTCAATAGTAAGTCTCGAAACTCTATTTGGTGTAACTACAGAAATAAAATCAAAATAAGTTTTATCAACGAGTTGTTTTAATTGATCAACCCATGATGCATCTAGCTTTATATCATTAGAATCTGGACGAAGTGATTTAGATTGAGCAACTAATGATGGCAATGCAGGAATAATATTTTCTTTAACTTTATCGTAAAAAATTTTATTGATTTCTGATAATTGTCTTTTGTAAGACCTCTCTGCAGCCATTGGATATAACCATTTCTTAGGCTTTTTGATTTTAATCTTGCCTCGATTGGCCATTAAAATTTGTTGCTTTAATAATGGATTTTTTGCCATGGCAAATTATTTTCCGAATGTTGCTGATTTAACTGCCCACATTGCTGCTTCTTCATAAGCAGTTTGAGCTAAACGAATACAACGAATTCTTTCTTGATCTTCAGGTAATTCTTCACCGACATGATCAATTAGATTAATAAGTTTTGCAGTATCTTGTTTGATAGTATCAACAATGCTAGTATTTGAAGGATTAAAATTAGTTCTAATTCTTTTTTCGCCTAATGTCATAAAAATTTTAATTATTGGTTGGTAAAGTAGTTTGATCTGTTGTATCTGGAAGAATTGGGGCATCACCTTCAACAACTGTTTCTACAGAATATTTGCCATTGCCAAATCTAGAAGTTCTAACTTCATTTGGATCAACGACTCCTGTGTTAATGTAGATTTCATCAGTCTTGGCTTGTTCAACTCTCATTTTAACTTTTTCTTCATCAGTTTGTTGCCATAAAGAATTGAACTCGATATTATATTCTTCATCTGGAGAAAGTTCTGAATCTTGAGCATAAGAAACTGTGTCGACTAATTTTTCAAGTTGATTAAGCATGTCTTCTTCTTGATCAGATTTGATTTTGTCATAATAAATTCTCATTTCACCAGAACCATCAGCTTGAAGACCTTTTGCACTTGTTCCAAATAGAATTGTACTAGGGGTTCCAGTCATACCGGCTAATGTTTCTTGCAACTTACCAAATACTTCAGCGACACCATTTAGTTGTTGAGAAATTGCTTGAAAACTTTCATCATTATCAAGTAAAAGAGTTGTTGACACTGATTTTGCTAAGTCAAATATCTGGGCTCTTGCATCTAATTGTTTTTGTCCATCTTTTGATGCTAAAAGTTGCATCAAATTCTTAATTTTAAGAACATCAATATTTGCTTTAAGCAATGATCTAAACAACGCTTGTAATGCTAAGCCGTAATCTTCAAATGTTTCATGAAGCGATTGTAGAATTGAAAGACCCCAATATTTTTCATAACCAGGATTGATTGCAAGCTCATCTTGTGGGTAATATTCACCTTTGAAAACTAAGCATCTTGATTCATGGAAAACTTCCATTTTACCATTGACATTTACGGTGAAAAATTGAGGATCACCATAATTAGCTTGAGTTGCATCGTTGTAATAATTCAATGAATCGATTGTAACGTATTTTCTGCTGAAATATTTTAATTTATGAACGGCTTTGATGTTTTTTAAATCAACCGGCTCGTTGGGAAGCTTACCGTCTTCAATCACCATGAAGATTAATGCACCTCCGAAAAGTTTAGAGGCACGAAGTGCATTCTTAAATTCTCGTTTAGCATTAAGTGCTTTCAAATAGTTTAAAACTTTGCCATCAGTATCTTCTGGAATAGAAATCCATTGGCGAATCATATCGTCGACAATCAAATCAATATAGCGTTTGGCTAGACCGTTTCCTACATAAATCGAAGCAATAGTTGCATCATCGGCGAGTTTTAAATTGAATCCTGTGTTGCCACTAACCTTTTGACCAATCTTTTTGGCGGTATCAACATAACCATCAGCTTTCATTTGCTCTTTGATGGTTAATTCTTTAGTTGTTTTTTTATCTTGTACCATAGATTTTTACTTCGTTTAGTAATCCAGAATAATTCATAGGACGCAATTTTAGATCAGCAGATTCAAAAAGTAAATCTTTAACTGCATAAGTCAATGTGTCAACTTGGTCTTTCTTCTTTTTAGCATCTTTGATGGTTTTAGGTGAAAAGATCAATAATTCCTTTTCTAAAACAGGAAGCCAAGGTGCATTTTTAGGAAATAATACTTGTCCTGATTCCATTCTAGGCAATATGTCATTAGCTCTAGAGATTTTATCAGCTTCAGGTAAAAGCTTAGTAATTGGAATATTTGTCTCATCTTCTAAGTCTTGAATCAAGCCGGATCCTGATGATTTATCCTCAATTGCAAATTTGATAAGTTCACCTTGACCTTGCAAAGTATACATGTCAGGAACCCAATCATCACAATGAATCAGAGGTGATGAAAGGTCTTTGGCATGTTTATTCCAGAATTCTTTTGATGCTACAAGAAGCTTAGGAGATGTTAGCTTCTTCCTCATTACATCAATCAGATAAGCAAACTTTCTGCCTTCAATAACACGAACACCCCAGCACATGAAAACACTATAATCGTTAATTGTTCCTTCTTTTTGGGCAGTATCAGCATAAATGGCACGAAAATCAAACTTAGGTGCATAAGTGAAATATTTAAAATACTCTTTTTTGAAGATCTCACCGTCTGCAGGAACCGTTTGTTGCTTATATTGGGCATTGTAGTTCTTGCTGCCCATGTTTTTAATATCTTCATCCATTTCTGTCTGACTATACCGCTTTTCATCAAGCCATTCACCTTCTTTAACTTCTTTTTTGAAATCACCGAATGTAAAAATTCTTCGTTCATCAAATCTGATTGGCAAAACTAAATTTTCCCATGTGCTATCAACGAAAGTTCCTGTGAAATCATTTTCATGTAGTCTTTGTTGCACATTAAGAAACATCCCTTTTTTCTTATCATCGAATCGTGAGAACAACGTATCCTTACACCAATCAATACAACTTTCCCTTTTTGTTGTCGAGTTTGCTTCATCTGGATTCATCAAATCATCACCGATAATTAAGTCTCCACCCTTACCGGTAATGGATCCATGAGTTGATGTAGCAATTCTACTTCCACCTTCAGTTGTAATGAATTGCTTTTGAGTGTTTTTAGTTATTGCTTCGTTTTGATTATCTTCAGAAGAATTACTAATACTAAATCTTGGAAAAGCATCTTTGAACCATGATTGGTTTGCTATTGTTCGACATTTTTGATGAATTTCTTGGCTTAATTCAGCAGAATATGATGCGCAGATGATGTTCATCCATGGTTCATCTCCTAACCACCACATAGGAAAACCTACAGAACATTGCAGAGTCTTACCAAACCTAGGCGAAATGTTAATATTGCCACGTTTAAATTGACCCATTCTCATTCCCATTAAGAACTCAGAAATTGCATGAATATGCCAATTAACCTCAAATTGTCTGTTTCTATGAAGCGTTTGGAATGTTCTGTGATAGAATGGCGAAAAATCAGTTTGAAGCAAATGATTTAATGTTTTTCTGGAGTAAAGATCAACAGACATTATTTTTTTGAGTTCATGGTTTTAGCTTCTTTTTCGATGTGCTTTTTGATAATATCTCGTTCCTCATCTGAAAGTGAAGTCATGTCGGTTTTAACATTAGCATCAATGATACTTTTGTTGACAGGTTTTCCTTCCATCCGATCACAAATTGCTTCCCATGCATTAAGCTTAGTTTGTTCATTAGCCCTTTTAGAAACTGCAATTTTTAACATCGAATAAGCAGCAACTCCGATCTTAGCAACTATCTCGGCTTGTTTCTCGTCTCCTGCGCTCTTCAGTTCATCAGAAGTCTTTTTAGTAAGGAACTCTAGGCCGATCTCGAAACACTGCTTCAGGTCTCGTTTTTCTCGTCTTACCTCACCTGATTTTATGCCGCCCATACTTCCTATTTTTCTTGCTTCACTCTTGGTTCTGATAGGAATTAGATTTTTTTCATTTGCCATTGTGATCGAATAAATTTTTTGTTGATCGAATAACTCCAATTGTAGTTTCCTAATGCCCAAAAGTAAACATTTTAGTTTAAAGCAATTATTTTTAACGCTTCGGCTCGAGTTACAGTGAAAAGGTTTCACATAAAACACTACCAAAACCTCATCTAAACTAATGCTGGGCAAACTCCAGGTCGAAAAAGGACACGGTTACACATCTAAATCTCTATTCTCTTCTATACAAATGTAATATTTCTATTTTTATTATTCTCTTTTTATATATTTCTTATTTTATATAATATTAATTTATTATTTTTATCTGTAACCTGTAACTATATATAATAAATATAATAAAAAGAAGTAATAGAATCAACACTTCAGACGAAAAATAAAAAAAGGATACGATTTCCTAAAAAATCGTATCCTATATTGTAACCGTATCTAAAGATCAAGTCGCACAAGTAGATAATGTCCGACTTGTGCGACTTGCCCGACATGATTTTAAGGAATTTAGGTCTTTTTCTAAAGATCAAGTCGCACAAGTAGATAATGTCGGACTTGTGCGACTTGCCCGACATGATTTTAAGGAATTTAGGTCTTTTTCTAAAGATCAAGTCGCACAAGTAGATAATGTCGGACTTGTGCGACTTGCCTTACTTCATAATTCTAATAATTTTCTCACTTTTTCGTTATCAATTATTTTTTTCGCCCAAACTCTTCTCGCTTTTCCATCAATTTTTACAGGGGTTGGAAGCGCAGTATATCCCAATTTCTTCAAAATTACATGTCGAGTTCTACCTATAATTTCTAATTCAGGATGTTCAAACATTAAAGCATCGAATAAATCATTTGAACAAATTACATTTTCATTGAAATAATCTGATCCTTTTTTAATCAATTCTTTAATCTCAGTTAGACCCTCAAAACCCGCTTCTTCAGTCGCAATCATTCCTAATTTATAGTCAGTCATAGGTGCTTGTTTGATGCTCAAAAATTCATCTGTTAACTTATACTCTAACAACCATTTTCTGATTTCTGGCCCATACTTTCTAACTGCTCCAAATAACTTAGGAAAATACGAGGAAACTGACTCACCAACATAGTTAGGCATTTCTTCTAATGATTCAATAGGAACAAAGATTACCCACCATCTACGATCATCTTGATCTAACGGAATTGCATCTTTATAATTCGTAAAGCAAATGTAATTTGTAGTGTTGTAAGTCATGTATTGTTTAACGCCTTTATCGTTAATCTGAATCATTCTATCAGTGACTAAAGGCTTTAAACTATTGACTGCATCATATCTATTATGACCTTTGACTCTCAACTCTTCAAGAACATTCACACTAACATTCGTTGCCCAACCATTAAAGTCTGAAACAACCTGTGTAGGACTAACCGTTCCAACATTTCTGTCACCTAAACAAGATCTTAATAACTCACCAAAAAATGATTTACCAACACCCTGGATTGACTGAATTACAGGAGACCAAAGAATTTGCTTACCTGGAAATTGTACACAATGTGCCAACCATTGAAGAAAAATGTCGGCATGTTTGTCAGTTGTGCAAATAAATTTGACATGTTTCTTGACTAATTCTATTGCCGCCAATCCTTCTTCTGTATACTCTGAAGCGGCTTCAGGAACTGTTTTACTGTTGAAAGAATTGAGAACTTTAAAATCTTCAATTTGACAAATCGAATCTTCACAATTAGGAAGATATGCCATTGCATCCACAGTATCAATGAAGCCTTTATCAGCAACAAACCTGGCCGCCGATTGTTTTGATCCGTTTCCGGAGTCTGGTACGTATTTTCCATTTTTAATATTGAATGATTCTGTTTTAAAAAGTTTTAATGAACCTAGACTTGCAAAGGCTGCGTGACTATTTACATAAACCCAATCTTTACACCATTCAGGAACTTCACCATCTTCAATGAAATTTCCTGAAACTACTTCAACTCCGTTGATTAATTGTCTTGCATTTGCAATTGGTATTTTGACATTTGCAATCTCTTTGAATCTATCTTGTGTTGCTTTTGCAAGCTTTTCAATATTGATTTTGCTGAAATTTTCTTTTTTAATTTTAGGAAAAATTTCGAATTCTAAAGTTTTTTCATCGGCGAATTTTATTTTTTCTAAGAACTTAGCAACTTTTATTGTTGTTTCGTCATAAATTACACCTTTTACCATGTAAGAAATAGTTCCTAGAGTCACACCTCCGTTGACTTCAAAGCTTCTCCATCTCACTTCAGTTTCACCTTCTTGATAATTGTCACCTTGTTTAGACCAGTCTTCCCATAATTCTAAACCTTTAACAGGGTCCCAATCATGCAAAGCCATACCAACCTTGACCCATTCATCATTTCCCATTGATGCATCTAAGCGTGACAACATTTCTAAGACCTTATGTTCAGGCCAACCACTTGAATTACCACCAATTAATCCTTCAAAATCACCTAAATTTGATTGATCTTGTTTCTCGTACGATATTAGATCCAGTAATGCTTTAGGAGCTTCGTGTTGTTCAAATTTACCGAATAAATCATCTGCCCATTCATAAGTTCCTTTGTCAGTTTTGCATGATACAATTAAACAATAACAGCCTTCGGTTAAGAAGTCAATTCCTGGATATTCTTTTAATGTTTTTTTGAAATTAAAATTCCGATATTGTTCTGGTATTTTCAAATAAATATGATTGCCAGATCTAGGGGTAACAACTGTTGGTGTAAGATCTAAGTTAAGATCTTTTGATAATTTAATGAAACTTTTATCGCCTCCATTTCTAGGATCGATATCGACAATTAAATCTTTGTGAGATATTTGCCAGCCAATATTATCTTTATGAGAATAGATTTGTTCATCTGAGAAAACAGTAGTTCTCCAACCTTCTCTAGGAATCTTCTTATTTAAAGGCATAAGGCGGACGCCTGCAAGAAGATACTGCTCTATTATTGTGTTTTTAACCATAATGATTACACTTTATATTTTGAATTTATCACAACTAATCTAGTACTTTTATTTGGTCGGCTTCAGGTACTTAGTCACTTTAGAAATAGTGTTGTAAGTATAATTCTCAGGCTTACCATCAGCTAATTTCTTGACTGTAGGATATGATAATTTAGTCGCTCGTGCAACAACATACAGGCGCTTGTCCTGCAATTGCTTTTGAATCTCTTCAAGACTCATTAATTCTTCTTTTGCCATTGTTAATTTTAAGTTAAAGTTGATAAAATGGAGGTTAACTGTAAAACCTAATTTCTTATTTGTAAACAAGAATTAACGAATACTAAAATAATAGTTTACATTAAATAAATTAAGTTTTAGTATGTGGCAACAACTTTAGTAATTTTATTTATGAAATTAACAATGAGACCTCATCAAAGAACATCATATCTTTATTTTGAAGAAACAGAATCAGACATAAAAAGAGCAAAAGACATTTTACAAAAAGGATATAAAAGAAATATTTATTTTGTTGATAAAGAATGCGACATAAAAGTTTTATTATCTGTTTGTTTAGAAAATAATGAAATTATAATAAGAGACTCAAAACATAAAATTTTATGCAAATAGACTTTAAGCCAATGTCCATCAATAGGAAGATCAGTTATTATCTGATCTTTTCTTACCTTTATTATGAACAAAATGAAGGACTAATTTCTGACGCTCAATATGATGATCTTTGCAAAGATCTTTATGAGAACTACAATTTAGTCAAATCTTCTGATCATCCAAATAAAGATCTTGTTGATAAATTCAACTTAGAATGTGGTTCAGGCTTTGGTATACAATACACGGCAAGAATTAAGTCTAGTGCAGAACAACTTAAAATTGCTGCATACGAAAATAAATTTTAAAATACGTAAAATAAATGTGTACAATTAAAAAGCTATGGTGCATAATGCTTTCATCAATTGAGAAATCAATTAGATAATAAAAACTTAAAAATATAAATTTATGAAATCGATCAACTTAATGACATTAGCAGAAATCAAATCAAAATTTTCAGTTAATGAAATGTTAGAAAAAATTAAAACATTTACTAAAGATCTAGAAAATGCCAGAATTAAAATGATGCATGCAAAAAGCCAAATGCAATATTCTTGGGCAGAATACGATTATCAAATTGCTCAAACAAAAATCCGTAAATTAGAAACTTTAGCTTATTAAAATTAAAAACTAAAATCTTATGAAAAACCAAGACATTGAAAAAATAATGGACCTAATGGAATTGGCAAATAAAAATGCCAATGACGGTAAATTAGAAACTTTCGAACTTCCTCAAGCAGACGAACTAGATCAAAAAGAAAAAGACATTACTAAAAAATTTAACGATATTTTAGAAAATCTAGATGAAATCTTCAAAATCATTCAATACAAACATTATCTTAAAACTGAAATTAATCAAGCTGAAAGACTTCCTGATGTAGGATCTTATTACAAGCGCTTAGATTGTATGGGTAAATGGAAATGTGTTGATCTACAAATAGAACGAACTCCAGATGGTAACCGAATCGCCGTAATGTCATTAGACGGTCAAGTAAATGTAGAACGATTTGATTTAAAGAAAGGTTTCTGGAATCATTTCAAAGAGTATTCAGTCTGAATTTACAACAGACTCAGTTAGTTAGTTACACAAGCTTAAATTGGAAAAAGTGACAAAACTGAAAAAATAATAGTAAATGGCAGGTCGGGAAATAGCGATCATTTATTGCGGATTAGAGAAGTGGCCCATCTCGCTTGACTCATAATCAAGAAATCGTAGGTTCGAATCCTACATCCGCTACCAAATATAATTATTAACTTTAAAAACTATAAAATATGTCTCTAGAAAATGCAATCTTAGAACTCGCCAAATCTATTACTTTTCATGCAGAAGTGCTTCGTGAAGTAAATCAACCAATCAATATTCAACAAGAAGCAAAAAGTAATGATGTTTCTTTTGAAGCTCCTAAAGCTCCAAAAAAATCTAAAAAAGTTGAACCAGTTGTTTCAGTTGATCCTGCAAAACCAGGTGCTGACGAAACTGTCATAAGATATTCTGATCCTGTTGAAGCTAAAGTAGAAGCAACAGTTGAAGTTGTTGCATCTGATACAAAAGTTATATTGCCAAGCGGTTCTGTAGTCAAAGCATCTGACGGAATCACTTCTGAAATGTGCAAAAACTTAGCCAAAGAAAAAATGGCTGCAGGAGTTGACAGAAATAAAATCAAAGGTTTAGTTACTGAAATGGGTGCAGAATCAATTGCCGATTTGACTGATAGAAATTTAGTTGAATTTTATACTAAACTTCAAGCACTTAAATAAAAATGTCTGAAATCAAAAAACATGCCAAACTCTCGGCTTCAGGTTCGAGCAAATGGATTAATTGTCCAGGATCTATTGAAGCCGAGTCTAAGATTGTTAAAAAACAATCTGTGTATGCTGAAGAAGGAACTTTGGCCCATGAATTAGCTGATACTTGTTTGAAAAAAAGAGTCGATGCGTCGACTTTTATTGGTAAAACAATATCTTGCGAATCTGATGGCAAAGTTCTTTCAACGGTTGTTGATAAAGAAATGGCAAAATTTGTTCAAGAATATCTTGACTACGTTTTATCATTTGAAACTAAGAACTCACAGCTTTACACTGAAGACAAGGTTGACTTTTCTAACATTGCACCGGATGGCTTCGGCACAATGGACTCCGCAATTTTGGACTATGATACTGGAGTTTGTCATATTTTTGATTTGAAGTATGGGCAAGGTGTTGAAGTTTCTGCCATTGAAAATACTCAAGGGCAGCTTTATGCTCTTGGTTTTTATAATGAATTGAAATGCCTTGATGTTATTAAAAGTTTCGTCATACATATCGTCCAGCCTCGGAAATGGAACTTCAGCGAATGGGAAATCAGCCTTAAAGATCTTGTTGCTTTCGGTGAATTTGCTAAGAAAAAAGCACAAGAAGCATTGAAACCAGGTGCCAAAAGAGTTCCTGGATATAAACAATGTGAATTTTGTGCTGCAAAGGCTTCATGTACTGCTCTTGATAAATTTACTCAAGAGATTATTTCCGCAGATTTTGACAATTTAGATGAAGTTGATTCAGAATCAGTTAGCGACGAAAGGGTGAAATTAATTCTTGACAACAAGAAATTAATCGAATCATTCTTAAGTGCTGTTGAAACTAGAGCTTTTGAACGTTTAGTAGCAGGTGAAAAAATTCCAGGTTACAAAATTGTTGAAGGAAAAAGTAATAGAAAATGGATCGATGATGCTGAAGCAAAACTAATTGAAAAATTAGGTGATGAAGCATTTGAAAAAAGTCTCATTGGAATTACAGCCGCAGAGAAAAAGTTAAATAAAAAAGAAGTTAATGATTTAACTTACAAACCTCCGGGCAAACTAACATTGGCTCCTGAGTCTGATAAAAGACCTGCTGTTACTTCTGTAACAGATGATTTTGAAAACTTAAATGACGAGGAACTATGAGAATAGTTTGCAAAAAGCATGGAACTCAAGAAATTGTTTTCTATGCTTTAAATGGAAGAATAAATAAAAAGTGTAGTGTTTGTCAAATAGAATATGAAATTAAAAAATTTAAAAGGATAGAAAATGAAAAATATAATGCTAGATTTGGAAACAATGGGAACCTCAAGCAACTCAGCGATTCTAACGATTGGAGCCGTAGAGTTTGATAAGGACTTAGGAATCCTTGATCGTTTCTATGAAATTGTTGATCTTCAATCTTGTCTTGACAGAGGTTATGGAAGAATGAGTGTAAACGGTTACACTTCTGCCGTCCACAGGGTTATGTATGTTTGCGTAAATGGTTATTTGCCAAACAAAATCCAGGTTGATCATATTTGTAATAATAGACTTTGTTGTAATCCTGAACACTTACAACAAGTTAGTTGTAAAAAGAATCATAAATTAAGAATTAAAAGAAGCAAAAAATGAAAAATTTATACCAAATTTTAGGAGTAGATCAAAAAGATTCTAAAGATAAAATTAAAAAAGCTTATCGTCAAAAATCTGCTAAATGTCATCCAGATGTTGGAGGAGATTCTGAAGAATTTATTCACATTAATAAAGCTTACCAAATTTTAATGGATGATGAAAAAAGAGCAAGATATGACAAAGGCGAAACTATCGATAATATCTTAAATCCAAAGAATAATAGAGCATTTGAAATCATAGCCCATATATTCTGTATCACTCTTGACAATTTTGACGCTGATGATAAAAATATCATCAGCGTCAAAATTGTTAAACAAGATATTAAAATGAATATCAATAAAATCGAAGAAGAAATTGAAAAACGTAATGCTTTAAAAATCAATTACGAAAAAGCTTTAAAGAAAATTAAACACAAAGATTCGAATAACATTTTAGTTCAAATTACTAATTCAAGAATCCAAATAAAAATTGATGAAATTGCTAAATTACAAAGTGAGAAAAATCATTTTGATGAAGCATTAAAAATCATCAAAGATTTTAATTATGATATTGAAGAAATAATGATGATTAGAGGGTTTGGTGGTATGGGTAATTGGGGTTCAAGTACAACCACTGTGTAAAATATATTTAATTTATGCTAAATTATAGTTTACAATTAGAATTTAGCATTTTATAGTTATGAAGTCGAAACATTGATAACTACAGAACAACTTTAAAATAGGTTCAAAACTGTAGTTATAAATGTCATCAAGGTTTGGCAACCTTGGTCTGAAGAGTCAAGCCAATAACTTAAAATCTATAATAAAATGTCTAAAATTGTATTGAAAAACGTCCGTTTATCATTTCCATCTTTGTTCACCAAAGAAGTCTTTGAAGGCAAAGAAGGAAAATTTGCTGCAACTCTTTTGATCGACAAAAGTGATACTGCACTGAAGAAACAACTTGATGCTGCAATTGCTGCTTTAGTTGCTGAAGCTAAAGTGAAAATTCCAGCTGATAAATATTGTTTGAAAGACGGCGATGAAATTGAATTTGATGGTTACAAAGGCTGTTGGTCTTTGAAAGCGTCAAATGCAAAACGTCCTACTCTTATTGACAGAGACAAAACTCCATTAACTGCTGACGATGATAAAATCTACGCAGGGTGTTATGTTAATGCCATTATTGATTTCTGGATCCAAAACAATAGTTATGGAAAAAGAGTCAATGCTAACTTGTATGGCATTCAATTCTTAAAAGACGGCGAACCTTTCGGTCAAGGTCCTGTTGATGTTACAGAAGAGTTTGAAGACTTGGATTTGTAATCTAAGTTTTCTAAAATTATCGACGAGTGGCGGAATTGGTATACGAGACCTAGAATGAGAAAGAAATTTCTTATTGATCATGGACAACATACTTGAATTAACAAGAATGGGCCGCGTTGGGTCGGAATGTTTAATATTTCCATTGTAGGTTCAAGTCCTACCTCAGAGAACAACGACAAACGATTGACACCTGGAAAGACAGGCTTATCTAGATAAGTAAAGTCATGAATCCGGATAGACTTAAAAAAGACGGTGGCAAAGTGGGACACAGACACTTGACAGGTCGGAGAGACGATTAATTTTATTTAAATGGCCGATCAATATGGCGAAAGATTCAACTTAGGGTAGACGCAGAAAGTCTTTGAATCGGCTTTTTGGTTGTAGGTTCAAATCCTACTATTGATCGGCTTTTTAAATAAAAATTATAAAATTATAAAAATTAAAAATCATGGAAAATTTAGTTGTTTTAGATTGCGAGGTATATCCAAATTATACCCTCTTTGCGTTTAAAAATATTGACAATCAAAACATCTTAACAGTTGAAATCAAAGGCTCAGATAGCTCTTTGGATGATGAATCTTATCGTAAATTAAATACGATAATGAAAAAAAGAACCACATTCGGATTCAACAGTAGAAATTACGATATTCCTGTTATTTTATTTGCATTGAAAAGAAAAACTGCAAAAGAAATCCACAAACTTTCAAACTACATTATTGAGAATAATTCTCCCGGTTGGATGACACTTCAAAAGTTTGATTTAGTTTGGTCTCCATTTGAAATAAAGCATTTTGATGTTCAAGAGCCGTCACCTGGAGTTAGAGTTTCATTAAAGCTTTATGGTGCCAGACTTAATTCTCACAGACTTCAAGATCTTCCAATCGAACCAGGAATGACTCTGAATGAAGTTGATATGGAGAATGTGAAACTATATTGCCTGAATGACTTAAACACAACCATCGATCTTTTTAATCACATTAAAGATCGTATGCAATTGAGGTTTGATATGTCAAAGCAATATACTCAAGATTTGCTTTCAAAGTCAGATGCCCAAATTGCAGAAGCCGTAATCAAATCAGAATTAAACAAGAAATTTCCTGGTAGAAGATTATATGCACCGAAGATTCCTGATAGTGCCACGTTTAAATACCTCGCGCCAAATTTCATTAAGTTTGAAACTCCACAATTAAAAGAGATTCTTAGAAGCATTAATGAAACAACCTTCCAATTAGATGCAAAAGGATCAATTAAATTACCGGCTGATTTGAAGAAAGCCAAGATTAAACTAGGAAAATCAATATATCAACTCGGTATTGGTGGGATTCACTCAACTGAGAAAAAGCAATGTGTAATTCCAAATAAAGATCAAATTTTAGCCGATAAAGACGTTGCATCATATTATCCTAGTATTATTTTAAATCTCGAACTTTATCCGAAACATCTTGGAACATCATTTCTCGACATTTATAGAAACATCGTTGAGCAAAGGCTTAAAGCAAAAAAAGAAGGAAATAAAGTTGTAAATGAATCACTGAAGATCGTTATTAACGGATCATTTGGTAAATTAGGAAGTAAGTATTCAGCCCTTTATTCTCCTGACTTGATGATTGCTGTAACACTTACAGGCCAACTTGCTTTATTGATGCTGATTGAGAAGTTAGAACTTAATGAAATTAGTGTGATTTCATCAAATACAGATGGCTTTGTTTCATTGATGCACAAAGATCAATATCAAACTTACGATGATATTTGTTTTGGCTGGGAACTCAATACCGGATTTGACTTAGAAGAAACAAGATACAAAGCACTTTATTCAAGAGACGTGAATAATTATCTCGCAGTTACTGAAAAAGGAGCAAAAGGTAAAGGTATTTTTACAATTGATTCTATTGGTAAAAACCCACAAGCACCAATTTGCATCAACTCAGTAATTGATCTTTTTACCAAGAATATTCCGATCGAAAAGACAATCAGAGAATGCAAAGATTTGACTCAATTCTTGACTGTAAGATCGGTCACAGGAGGAGCTGTCTTCAGAAATGAATATTTAGGTCGTGTTGTTCGCTGGATTTACTCAACAAATGGTGAAGCAATCAAATATAAAAAGAATGGAAACAAAGTTGCTAAGTCTGATGGTGCAAGACCTATCATGACTCTAGACAACTTTCCAACCGATATCGATTATGCTCGTTATATCAATGAAGCAATGGACATACTCGATGATTTAGGTTTTACAGACCTATAAAAATTTCTAAAATATAGTTTACAATAAGAAAATTATGTTTTAGAATAACTAAACTTTAATTATTAACTTAAAAATAAAACTAAAATGACAAATGAAATATTAAAGCCTGAAACTAAAGAGCAATTGAAAAATTATGTTGCAGAAATCGAGCGACTTAATTCTAAAAAAGATCAATTACAAGCAGAAATCAGAGAAGTTTTTGACTCAGCCAAATCAAAAGGTTTTGATGTTAAAAATATCAGAGAAATCATCAAACTTCGCAAAAGAGACAAACAAGAAATGGTTCACTCTGAAGAAGTTCGTGAATTTTACAAAGACATTTTAATTGAATTATAATTTATGAGCAACAGAACAGTAAAAAGAAAACGAATTAAAATTGATCAAAGTTTGCTAACAAATGAAAGCAAATGTGATCTTCGTTCATGGATCATCCAACAAGATGGTCATATACTAAAAGTGACTTTACGACCTACAAAAGGTTATTCAATTTTTAAAATCAAATAAAGGAAAAATATGAGCATTACAAATCTAGTAAAAATGATGCATACCAAATTCGGAATCACTTCTGAAGAAGTTCCATTTTCTGAAGAAGAAAAGAAATTTAGAATTTGTGCAATGCAAGAAGAACTCGATGAATACAAAGAAGCAGAAACTAAAGAAGATCAACTTGATGCTTTAGTAGATCTAGTTGTATTTGCAATGGGAACCGCTGAAAGACAAGGAATGTTAGAAGTTTTTGATGAAGCTTTTAAACGAGTAATGCTTGCAAATTGTAAAAAAGAAATTGGACAAAATCAAAAAAGAGGATCATTTCAACTAGACTTGGTAAAGCCTGAAGGCTGGACTGCGCCTGATTTATCTGATCTTGTTCAAGAAGAACATGATGAATATGAAAATTATTAATCTCAAAATAAAAAATTTATGAACTTATTTTATTTGAATGAAAATTTAAAAGCCGAAGACAAATTAAAAATTATTAAAGATTTTGTCGATGCTGAAGTTAGTATGATGGAATATGAAGGTGATGATCATCCTAGTGTTACATGCCATAGACATTTGATTACCTTAGTTATAAGAGAAGAATTAGTTGATAAACTTTTAGAAGTTATTTCTGAAATTGATTACAATTCTTTTTATGATGAAGAATCAAATTCGTATTCTGATGATCTTTATACAACAATAATTAACAAGATCAATGTCTAACATAAAATCAACATTAAAACAAAGAGGATCTCGCTATGGATCCTTTGAAGACAATGCTAGAATCACTCAAGGTCTTTGTGATTTAATCAAGACCGCTCCAAATTATGATCAATTAAAACCTGAACATGTTGAAGCATATCACATGATTTTTCATAAGATTGCAAGGTCAGTTTGTGGAGACCCTATGTATACCGACAATGTTCATGACATTGTCGGCTATGCAACTCTTCTAGAAAAATTCTTAGACAAAGTAAACGGAAATGAGAAATCTGTTGACATTACCTTTATGAATGTCAACGATATTCGCAACATTTTTCTTAATCTAAAAGAGAAAGGAAAAATTGCTGACAATGGAACTTACGAGATTCTTAATGCATCATTTATTGCAGACGAAGAATCAATATTCGGTAAACTGAATATGGAATATATTAAGTCAGAAATTACTTGGTATTTTAGCAAAAGTCGTTACATTGAAGATATTCCAGGAAAGATTCCATCGATCTGGAAGCAAATAGCATCTAAGTTCGGTAAGATCAATTCTAATTATGGATGGTGTATTTTTAGCGATAAAAATCAACATCAATATCGTAATGCTTTGAAGACTTTATTAGAAGATAAAACTTCTCGTCAAGCCACAATGATTTATATCCGTCCAACTATGCACAAAGATGCAAAACAAGATGGTATGAATGACTTCATGTGCACTTATGCTGTTCAACTCATAATCAGAGAAAATAAGCTTCATTACATGGTTTTTATGCGTTCTAATGATGCAATCTTTGGTTATAAGAATGATAGATATTGGCACAACATGGTATTTGACATGACTTTGAATGAGTTAAATAAAACTTACAAAGATTTACAAAAAGGAAATCTACATTGGAACGTAGCATCTCTTCATATTTATCCAAGACATTTTGATTTGATTGTATGAAGTCAGTAATTTTTAACCCTTTCACACCGATTCCAAAATCAAACAAAAGCCATGTTAAAGGATGGAGCATTGTTTGGTCGCAAAGACTCAATGCTGATATTGCTACAAAGGATATTGATTTAATGAATTATGATCACATTTACATCGATCACGGTGTTAATTTTTCAGGTTCATTAAATCTTTTTGGAGGATTCAATGAAGAAGTTGTGAGTCGATTCTACAATCTTTTCGATGCTTTAGATAATGGTGCAAAATTGTTTTCGTTAGATCAAAACATTCACAGTTGCCATTATCCTGATCAAATAGAAAAAAGAATCGGTGCCAAGACAACATCTGAAATGGTTGACATTGATTTTGTAGTTCGTTGTGCTGAGAATTTCGGATTAGCAAAAACTACATTAATGTCTGATTTAAATTTGACAAAAGCAATAATTGGTGATAGTCACACTGCTGCTTTTTCAACAAAAGATCAAGCAATTTATCGATTCAATGGAAAAACTCTTTATAGTACCTTGAGAGATGGTATATATGACTTCATCAAACAAAATGTCAAGAGAAAATATGAAGAAATTACTATTTCTTTAGGCTCAATTGACATTCGTTTTCATTGCTTAAAACATGGAAGATGGACTGCTAAAGAATTTGCTGATAAGTATGCGAAACAAGTTTTATATTGTCAAGATAAACTCAAAACAAAATTTGTAGTTTGTGCTCCAGTTCCAATTGAATATGAAGGAAGAAAAATACCAGGTACTGGACAGCATAAAGGAAATAATTTCTATGGCTCACGTCAACAACGGCTTGATTACACACTAGAAGTTATGGATCGCTTATCGGACTACTTTTTAGATTTTGACTTAATTAGTCCACCTAAAAAATGGTACCAAATGGATGGAGAAAAGTATGCAAAAGAAATTATGGAATTAGCATCTTCAGTTCACATTGCGCCTTCACATTACAACTCAACAATTAATTGGTAAAAACTATGATAAAAGAAATTATTTTTGTTAAAAAAATTAATGAAAAAAGAATGGATGAACAACAAATAATTGTTCTTCATAAAGTTGAAATTAACGAAGAAATTTCATTAACTAAACAAATCTTAGAATATTGCTGGAATCAATTACCATTTGGCTTTAAACCTCAATATATCGGATAAATATGAGTTTTGCAAAACCAAATAAAACAAATATTTGTAAAAAGTCTGATTTAGTTGAAACAAAAGAAATTTTTGCAAAAATAATTATACATCATTTTAAACCGAAAGGAATATGTTTAGATCCTTCCGCTGGTAAAAATAATGTATTTTTTAACAATCTTCCAGAACCTAAATTTCGTTGTGAAATTCAAGATGATTTAGATTTTTTTGAATTTAAAACAGAAGTCGACTGGATTATTACAAATCCTCCTTACAGTCTTTATGATAAATTTCTTTTACATGCTTTCACAATTTCAAAAAATGTAGTATTTTTAGTTCCATTAGCGAAATCTTTTAAATCAATAAAAATCGATAAAGAAATCACAAAATATGGAGGTTTAAAAGAAGTTTATCACATGGGAACCGGATCAACTTTAGGTTTCCCATTTGGTTTTCCGGTCGGTTGTCTTCATTATCAGAAAGGCTACAAAGGTGATATTATTTTAACAAAAGCTTATGAATTATTTTAAATTATGGTTTACGAAATAACTAACTCAACAAAGAATAAAGATCTTCCGGGTAATTATGGAAAGTATGAGGCAAAAAGTTATTATCTTCGTCTTTACGGAGATTTTAAAAGTCAATTGCATCAACCTGATTTTTATCCATCTCCTGAAAGGTCTGATATTTTTATTTTAGACTTTGCAAAAGGTCCTTGTGGATTAAAAGCTTATGGAGCAGAAGCCTTTATTGCAAGACTTCCTAACAAACTTATGGGCTATGCTGCACCTAGAGTTGGTCATGCTGCAGAAGCTATTGCAATGCTGACAGAAATGTATGATAAAAAATCAGTTTTCTTTGCTGCAGCATCAAACGAATTAACACCTCATCAAGCTGTAGTTTTAGGATATAAAAATTGTGATTTAAGATTTGTCAAAATACCAGCAATGCCTTGTTTAAATTCCTGGATTCGCGATTGGGCAAATAAATTCAATGCTGTTGCTTTACCTTTTGGATTAGCAAATACTCCTGAAGTCACTGCTGGGTTAGTTAACATGTGTGAAAATCATTCAATGATTCATGGGGAACCAACTGAATTTTATTGTGCCGTTTCAACAGGAACTATGATTCGTGCTTTGCAAATAGGTTGGCCGAATGCAAAAGCCGTCGGAGTTGCTGTTGCAAGAAATGTAAAAGACGGAGAAAAAGGTGAAGCCGACGTTGTAACATACCACAGAACTTTTTACCAATCATCAGACTTTAAACCTGAATTTAATACGACTGCGACCTATGATGCCAAGGCTTACAAGCGTTTTATTGACGAAGCAAAACCAAGTGCAATTTTTATCAACGTGGGTTCAGACCAACAAATAGAAAACAGACTTACCAACATTAAAGATTGGAAAAATATTAACTCCCAAAGAGAATGGGGAAATCAAGAGGCTTTCACTTATGCTTAAAACAACAAAATATTACGAAGAATTTTTACGTTATGCTCAAATGTCTAAATGGCAGCATAATAATTGCAACTTAGGCGAGGTTCCATATAGCGAAACTCCTTTCAATGATGATCTAATCAAAAACGTTTATCTCTATGACGTGTGTGAGCGAAAATACGCAGGGTTTACACAATTACTCCTTGATATTTTTTACTCTGTTGATAATCATCCTTATTCACCTAAAATGGATGAAACAAGACGAGCAAGAGTCGAAAGTTTTGACACCACCTTTTGGGGTTTAGAAGAATTTTTATTTGTCTTCTTTGTCCACAGGTTAACAGGTTCAGGCATCAACTATGCTTCACTCAATACTGGTTACCATAATTCAGTCCTTTTACATTTCACAAATTGTAATTCCATTGATGAAATGGTTGATGTTATTCGTGATTTCAAAGGCCCTAAATTTACAAGTATAGGTTATCAGATTGCACCATTTCCTAAGCCTCAAGGCGATTATAAATTAGGTGGCGATTATTTCATGTGTGAAATTTTGCCAGATCTTGTTAGTAAATTAGCAGGGTTCTTAGAAAACGGAATCAAAAAAGACTTCAGAACAATCATGCGTTGGCTTGAAGCATACAATAAAAATAAAAAAATGAGGGTTTTTTGGTTCCAATATGCTGCAGTTTTGGCTGATATTGCTGATTTTTTCCCTAGATTTATTGACACAAAATCACATTTCTTCTATGGTAAAAATGCTATTGAGTGTTTGAAATACCTAGCTGAAAGACCATCTGGACTTTCTGAAATAGAATTTTTAGATAAAATTACTGACAAAATTTATGAAGATATTGGGGCAGTTCCATATAATTCTGAAGATATTGCTTGTGATTTTATTCGCTGGGTTGAGAATTATATCAATCCAAAAGGCGATTATTCTCATTTAAATCTCGATTTAGTTTGGTCCAGTCACAATATAATTGATCATCCTTTTGGAAGACAGAAACCTATGCTTGAACTAGGACTGATCAAAACATTTAATGGCTATGGACACCCTTCAGATGATAAGATTTTGAGAGATAACGGACTCACAATCGAGTCATATAAAGACATGGTTAAAACTTTTTCATAAATAACTGTTTACATTAAGTAAATTAGATTTTAGTATGTGTAAATCAAATTGAGTTTTTCAGTTTGATAATAGAAACTTAAAATGATAAAATTTATGAAAAAATATACAGGAGATTTTGCCGGTGGATCAAGACAAGGTGAAATCAGAACAACTCTAAACAAACTTATCGAAGTATTTGGTGAACCTCATCAAAAAGGTCTTTGTGACAAAGTTCCATACGAATGGCAATTTGAATTAACAGATGGATCTGTAGTTACTCTTTATCCTTACAAATGTTCTCCAAAAAGAAATAATTTATTCACATTCTCAGTTGTCGGAAACAGTGAAAAATCTGCTAAAGAATTGATCAAATATTTCAACTCAATTGTAGGAGAATAATTATGAAAAAGCAAATACTTACTTTAATCAAAACTAGAAGAAACGAATCCGGTCATGCTTATAATGTTTATTTTGATGTTTTACGTGATGCAAGAAAAAGAGCACCCGGATTATTTATAGAAAATTTAAATGATTTTATTTCAGAACATTTTCTTCATCAAGAAAACGAAGGAATGCTTTTGAAAATTAATATTGAAATGATAAAACCTAAGTTTGATCGTGAAGATATTAATGGACAAAGAATTTATCTTAATGATAAAGTAAAATTCAGAATGGAATCAAGTCCTACAGATCCTTTTGGTTATGATGATTCAGGTTACATGAAATTTAGAAACAATCAATGGGTGATTGTTGACGGAGATTCCGAATGGTCTCCGTATTGTAAAAAATTAGAAATTGTAAAGGAGTAATTATGATTGAAGATAAAACATTTTTACAATGGATTTATGACAGACTCGTTGTCATGCATAAAGAAAATCCTCATTATGATTATATGATCAAACTAAAAGAAATAGTTGATCGTGATAATGAAATCAAATCTTTACAAAACCAAATTAAAAATAATAAAAATTGTATCATTATTGATGAACCAAGACGTGAATCCAAGCATCAATATTTCTTAAAAATTGCCAGGTTAGTTTCGTCAAGATCAACTTGCCCGAGACGTTCTGTTGGTTGTGTGATCACAAATAAATTCGGTCACATTAAATCAACAGGATATAATGGAGTTCCAAGAAACTTTCCACATTGCACTGATAAACCTTGTGGAGGTGAAAGTCAAGAGAGTTCTAAAGGTCTTTCATCTTGCATGGCAACTCATGCAGAGCAAAATGCTTTGCTTCAATGTGATAATGTCATGGATATTGAAACCATTTATACCACAACATCTCCGTGCATCACTTGTGCAAAACTTATTGCCAATACGTCTTGCAAAGAAGTAATTTATTCTGAAGAATATGCCGACACATCTGGAATTGATATGCTTAAAAAACTAAATATTAAAACAACTTATGAAAGAATCAACGATTGAGTCTAAGACAGTTAACTATGCCAAATCAAAAGGCTGGTTAGTTTACAAATTTACTTCTCCTGCTAATCGAGCAGTGCCTGATAGAATTTTTATTAGGCATTCGATTGTATTTTTTATCGAATTTAAAGCACCTGGTAAAAAACCGACTAAACTTCAAAAGAAAGTTCATGATGATATTAATTCTCATCATGTTCCTGTTTACGTGATTGATAATTTTCCATTAGGAAAAGAGTTAGTTGACAGTTTTGAAGAATAATATAAACTTAAAATTATAAAATTATGACAAATAAATTCAATGAAAATTTACTAGGATTTGTTAAAAAACAACTTCCTGAATCAATCGTTTCTAAATACGAAGAACTTTATAATTTGTATGCAAATGAGCAAGTTCAGTTTAGATCTGCAGTTCATACTTTAGGAATGCATCTCGATAATATCTTAGAAGAAATGTTTGAGAATGCTTACAAAATTATGAAGCTTAAACATAAAATGATGGACGAAGATCTAAGTGATGAAATGATTTGTGAAGAATTAAAACAAGATATTGCTTTATTAAATTTAGAATTGATTGATGCGAAAAAAGATATTGATCAAAGTAAAGTTATGAAAACTCACGCAGAATCAGGTAAGTTTGGACCTGATGGAATGAAAATTTTTGATTATTAACCATGTCTGTAAAACTATCTGATATATTGATTTCATTAGCTCAGACACTTATTCAAAGTGGAAATAATCCTGAAATTGATAAAAATTCAGTTCATGATTTTTCTACTTTGTTTAAGATCAAAGAAAATGAAATTAATTTTTACAAATCTCACTTAGGCAAAATCACAATTGTAAGTAATGACAATCAAACTATAAATTAAAATGAAAACCAAACATAAAATTTTATTGTTATTTATTGCTACAGGTATTATACTATTGATTCCTGAAGCTTACAAAAGATATGAACACTATCAAGTAGTTGAGAGATTTGATCAAATTGAAAGCTTATTAATGAAAGGACAAAAAGTAGATTTGTAATGTTTAAAAGATCAGATTTCCATAATTACCAAGAAGCTGCGCATAAAGTCATTTTGACAAAAAGAAAGTGTGGTCTTTTCTTAGACATGGGTTTAGGAAAGACCGCAACAACTCTTACTGCTGCATCTGACATGCTTGATGATTTTTTAATCAATAAAGTTCTTGTCATAGCCCCTTTAAGAGTGGCAAACAGTGTCTGGAAACAAGAAGCATTGAAATGGGAACATCTTCAACATCTCAACATAAGAATCTGCACAGGAACTGAAAAACAACGCTTAGAAGCTGTTAAATCAAACGCCGATATTTATGTAATCAACCGTGAAAATATCCCATGGTTAGTTGAAAAATGTCCTTGGATATGGGACATGGTTGTAGTGGATGAATCATCAAGCTTTAAGAATAGCAAATCTCAGCGCTTTAAAGCGCTCAAGAAAATGACAAAATACATGAAAAGTCTTGTTTTGTTGTCAGGAACACCATCTCCAAATGGTGAAATGGATTTGTGGGCTCAACTTTATTTGATCGATAACGGTGAAAGATTAGGAAGAACAATTACAAATTTCAGGCAGAGATTTTTCACTTCAGACTATATGGGTTATACCTACAAGATAGTTCCAGGTGCATCAGATAAAATTAAAGAACTCATAAAAGATGTTTGTGTGACAATGTCTGCAGATGATTATCTTGATTTGCCAGGTGAAATATCATTGACAGAATTTGTTGAGATGCCTGATCATGTAAAAGAGCAATATAAAGAACTTGAAAAGAATTTCTTACTCACAATCGGTGAAACAGATATTGCTAGCCCATCAGCCTCGGCATTAGGAAATAAGCTACTCCAAATGTGTAATGGTGCAATTTACGATGCTTTGGGAAATACTCATGAAATTCATAATGTTAAAATTGACGCCTTAAAAGAAATTGTTGAAGAAAATCCATGTGAAAATTTCTTAGTTGCTTACAATTACAAATCAGATTTACAAAGAATCCTCAAAGCTTTCCCTAAAGCAGTTGTAATGGGAGAAGGAACTAAAGAACAAGATGATTGGAATGCAGGCAAAATCAAAATGCTTGTAACTCATCCTGCTTCTGCTGGACATGGTTTGAACTTACAATTTGGTGGAAATGTCTTAGTTTGGTTCGGTTTAAATTGGTCTTTAGAACTTTATCAACAGTTCAATAAACGGTTGAATCGTCAAGGACAGAAGAATTTAGTGAGAATTATTCACATTGTTGTCAAAGGTGGATTAGATGAAAAGGTAATGTTAGCTTTAGGCAATAAGGCAAAGACTCAACAGGACTTAATTGACTTTTTAAAGTTTAGACTTTTGTCTCAAAATGATACAATAAATAAGTCTGATTTAACAATACGTTAAATATATTTTACAATTAAAAAGTCCTGATTAATAATAGATTTAACAATTCGAATTGAGTTGTTTTCATAATCTTTAAATGAGGTATTTTATGTCTAAACTTTCAACTCCTGCTGAAATCAGGATCGCCGATAAAATCAGTTCTGATAATTTTCCTTTAGGAAAGTTTTATAAAATTTCTGCGTTGTTAATCAGAAGACAATCTAGAAGACATGAGAGAATTAGGTTGAACAACCTTTGTAAAACCGATATCGATCAAGGTTTTGATCGTAAAAACTTCCCTCATATAACTCAATTTGGTAACTAAAATGAGAAAATACATAGAAGCAATAATTTTTGTGATCTTTATCCTGTCAGCGACTGTGGGACTATATCATCTTTGCAAGAAAGCACATCGTCATTGTAAAGATCAAAGTTTTACAGCTTCTGACTATCGTGATTGTATGGGAATTTAAGAACAAATAACTTTTAATTAAAATTTATTTCTTCAAAAACAATCTCGTTACCATCTGCATCAAGCAACTTCAATAAAGATTGATCATTTATGTCTATTAAATCATAAGTGCGGTCTGAATGGTCTTTGCGATACACAAAAGAATTTTCGTAGCCGTAACCAATCGCCCAGCCATTTGTCAATCTCCAAATCTTTTTTGCGTGTTCATAAATCTCTGGGAACTCAATTTCAATATTATTTTCAGCAATATAGGCATCAAGCGGAAAGACCCCATTTTCATCTTGAATATGAAGATTAAGCTCACGAATAGTTGAAATACTAACACCTGTTACATTAGCTAAATCTTGCGCTTTTTGAAAAAGATGATCATATTGTTCAGCTTCTTTCATTGCCGCAAAAGTTGGAAAGATGTTGTGCATCATGATATAGCTATGCCCCACTTTTTTGATAAGAAACGATTAATCCCAGCGATCTCCGTTGCGCTTAAAATATAGCCGTAAATAATAACTTGTCCGATCCAGCCTTCCAACGGGCTGCCGCCACCATTATTTGAGGCACCTAAAGCCAAAGGGGTTGCAACTGCGTTATCATATCCAGTTCTAGCCGTGCCGACAGTTGCGCTATCATTATTCAACCGATAGTTTAATGCTACGTTATCACCTAGTGAAATTGTGTGAATATTTCCATTATTATTAGAAGCCTTTGCAGCTTGACTGCTTAAAGCTCCGCTTCCAAAACCGAAGGAGTTGAACACCCCACCACTTGATTCTCTCCGTAGAACCCATTGCCCCGCAGTTGTAGCTGTTTGTCTGCCAATAAAACTTTGAATTGCTGACACTGCACTATCACTTTTTCCAACTACAAAGATAGTAAATGGCACGCTCATTGGGGTATTTACACTAAAATTCAAGAAGTGCGTACTCGCTGCCGTGAATGAAGCAACATTCAATCCGTTCTGTGTTGCAAGTCCAGTTTTAGGGCGGTTGCCACTTACAGACTGGCTAAGAGTAATTCCGGTATTGAACATGTCGGTAACGCTAACAATGTCATTACCGGAAGCTGTGATTCTTTCGGTTTTTGAAAAGTCAAAATTACACCGCCAAGGGTTTATTTTTGCGGGTATTTCCTCTGGAATTATGAGCATAATTACCTTCCGTTATTTGCGTTCATGCCTACTAGAATTTCTAAGCCTGTAACTGTGTGAACGCCTGATTGAGAACCTGTAGTTATAATGTTCGGAGTGTTTGCGTCAGAATGAGCTTTAGAAGCAAAAAGTCTGTAGCTGTTAGCATCAATATAATCGACCCAATAAGGCGTATTTAAGGCTAGTCCAGTTGGCAATGCTCCCGTTGTTTCCGTAAAAGCAATAATGCTTCCGTCAGAATGACCGTGAGCTGTTTGTATAACTACCGCAGGATTTGCAATTGTCACAGTTGCCGCAGCTGGTGCGACATATTTTAGAACTTCAAACTTAAAGAAGTCCACAGCTCTGCGGAAAGTTGAAGCAATTGGAGTTATGCCTTGCGGAAAAATATAGCACCAAGCCCAAGTTAAAGCTCTACTGCCAGCTGAATCTTGTCTATAAATAAGCCCACCCCATTTACCTTCAACTATATTAGTTGGGACTCCTACTTGCCTAGTGGCTCCAACAGCAGAAGTGGCCACTAGGCGAAAAGTGTCTGCTAAAGAGAAATCAACGGCAACTGTCGCGGCATCAGTTAAATTAGCGATTGAGTGTGAAGAGCTTTTAATGGCTAAAGGCCCAGTCATTGTGTCGCCAGTTTTGGCAACTGCTCCTAAATTTGTTAAAGCACCGGAAGCAGTTGAAGCTCCGGTACCGCCATTCAATATTGATAATACACCATTGACTGGATAAGATACTAAATCAATAATCAATCCAAAAATTTGACTCCACATCGATAACTCCTTTTAATTATAATAAAGTGCTGATGCTCTATTTGCTGAAAAAACTTGTCCAGTTTCTGTAAAAGAATCATCAATATGATTTGTTTTTGCTTTCAAAGCAACAGATGCGCCGTTCCAGTTTGAACAACTGACTTTTAAAAAAGCAGCATTTATTTCATTTTCTTTATCTTGAATAAATGCTTTGATATTAGCAGATGGAGATCCTGTTATGACAAGTTGCCAAGAAATCTTATTATCTGCTGTTTTAAATTCTGCACTTCCTGATGATGCATCCAATACTTTAATTGCTGGCATATTTTTAAATTATTTAAAATTATTATATGATTTTAAATTTATTATTAAATTACTTAATAGTAAACTATTTTATCGCTTTAAATTTTCTTACGCCTTTTGAATTAGGCAAATAATAACCATACATCATTCTGTTTTTCTCTTGATTCATCATGCAAGAATAATGAAGCCATGATCCTTCACAGAAACATTGATCAGCTGGAAACTTAACTGAAAAAAGGTATTTCATAATTTCTTCAGGAGTTCCAAAAGATGATGAAATATCAGCTGCGAGTCCTTGAACATGTTGAGAATTATCTGATGAACCTATCAAACGATTTAGTTCTAAGCAACGGTATGCAGAGTTGATCTTAATGAAGAACTTAACTGAAGCAACAATTAATCCAGCTTTCTGTCTTCTTAAAAACTCAGGAAGTAAAATTCCGTGCATCTTTTGAAGCATATCTGCTGTGGACATTAACGCAGGAAGCACTGCTTGTTCTTGCCCAGGATAGTTTTTAATGTCGTTATTTGGATTTGCATCGTGATTTAAACGATAAACCGTATCACTGTTAAAAAACTCATCTGGGGTGAAATTTGGTCTTCTTAAACTTTCTTTTGTCAACATAACTGATTGCATTGGTTTTTAAAATAAATAGTTGAATCCTAAGCCGATCGCACTTTCAAGGTTCAATTCCTTATTTGGTGCAATGTAAATCAAAGAAGCATTGGTATTTCTTGAAAGTAAATAACCAAAGTTTAAACCATACAAAATTGCATGATTTGTTTGCTTTCCTTGAAAATTACCTTTGTAATAAAGTGACTTGTCCAACTTAGTATTTGAAACCAATAATGCAGGAACAAATCTTCCGAATCTGTAGCCTACAAGTAATGTATCACTAGTAATTTTAGACTTGTTTTGTAAAGTAATTCCAGTCTTTTTATCAACAACAGTTCTTGTAAGTGGGAAGTTTATGAGTCGATTAGTCTGGATTGTGACATTCAAATTGTCAAATGACTTTGTAATTCCAGTATTTATTGATTTGGTTGAGTTCAAAGGATCTTTAACGGTCTCATATTTATTGACAAAATCATACTTTGGATCGTTGATGTTTGCATAAATAGCAGAAACCCCTACATTAAAACTAAAATCTTTTGCTAAAAGAATATCGCAAGAAGATAAAAGACTTATGAAGCTAATTAGAATTAATTTGATCGCATTTCTTTTCATAATATTTTTTGTCGTTAGTTCCGGCATAATCAATCATTATCTCTACAAACTTTTCTTCAGGGGTTTTTACACCACCTGATTTGTTTTTTGTAGAGATAATTTCTTTCTCTTTTTTCCAATACGTAATAACTTCAGGTTCCAATTCATCATTCAATGGTTCGTGAAGCTGGCAAAAATCGCTAATTATTCTTGTTTCTCTGCTTGGAAAGCAAGAAGTCAGACTTATCATCAAAAGACATATCAGCAGTTTCTTTGTTGATTTTAAGGTTTTGATTTGTATTTTCATTTTCTTGTTTGAGTTGTTTTTGTTGTTCATTACTTGCTCCTTTAGCTTTGCCACCTAAGAATATAGCAACAACTGATCCGATAAAAGCAAAAACACTAAGTATTATTTTCCACATTTTGATTATCTTTTTTAGGTTTACTTACAGAAGCAATTTTACCCCTGAAAGACGCAACAATAGTTGGTATTAATTCTGCAGAAACAAATCCACCAAGCACTGCAGAAAATATTAGGAAGCTATCCCATACTTGCACAGCCATAGCAGCGTTGTTTGAATCGATTAATCTATCACAAATCCAAATGGTTCCTGCTAACGAAACAGGAATTGTTGAAAGGTAACCTAATCTCTTAGAAGACATTTCACCAGATGATCCTTGTAAAAATTCTAAAAACTTATTCATAAAACTTATCTGCAAATTATTGATAAATGGATCCAATCATAGATTGCTTGTCCGGTATAAACACCAACTATAATTGACCAAAATAAAATTGACAACCCGATCTCAAAGAAAAATATTTTACCTATAGTCGTATGGGTATTAAAATATTTAAGCAAAAGTTTCAGCCATAAATCAAAATGATCTAGAACTCTAGCTTTCATCTGCCGCCTCGTTAAAAAGTTCAGGATTGTGTTCATCTAACTTAAATAAAACTTTCTTTAAAAGTTTAGTTTGATAAATAGCATTGTTGTTTTCGTGCTTTTTGAATGACTTAATTTCATCTCTCAATTTACCAACTTCATCTTCTAAACCTTCGATCTTTTTATTAAATTTAGCTTCAAATTTAGTCTCGAGTTCTTCTTTAATAGCTTCTTTTTGGATTTTAAGGTCCTTTTGAAGACTTCCATTGAAAAGCTTATAAATAACAGCTATCAACGAAGCAACTAATGCAAAAAACGCCCATACCGCTTTTTCAAAAAATACTGCTGATAACATTACAAATTCTCCTTTGCATAGATTGACAAGTCTTCCAAAATAAAGATCATTTGATCTTTATCACATTTCTTATTCTCCTTGGAAGTATTAGTCATCGCAAAGACATAAACAAGATTTCTTCTAAGATCTTTTGTAACTGAAATTCCTAATTCGTAAATAGTTTTATTGGAATTATTTATTACTTCATTGATTGCTGGAAAGTTTTTTAAAAATGACATATCTTTGTAATATCCAGAAACTCCATTTTCAATTGACATTAAAAACTGATAAGTTTTTTTGTCAACTTTATGAAATTCTTCGTTGTAAAATTTATTTAGTTTTGCTTCTTTAACTGAAAAAGCACATTCTCCGGGTTTTCCTGAACATCCGATAACATCTTGAAAAAAGTACTTTTCTTTTGAACTATTTCCATCCAGAACGATCCAGGTTAACCAATAATCTTTTCCACATTCATTTATCCTAGACTCAATTTTAGCTCTAATCCTGGCATTAGAAATTGACGAATAATAATGATCTTTAATTTCAAAGAACTGAAAAAACAAAACATAAAGAATAAAGACCTGAATTAACGAGCTTACTAAAGGGCAAAATAATTTTTCTTTGATTTTTCTGATTGAAATCATAATTAATCTCTGTATAATACTTTCTTTTCACCAAGATCTGCTAAAAACAAATCTGTCGGAGTTATTTCTAAAGGGTTTCCCTTTTGTATTTTAGACAAATCAATTCCTTGATCAATCAAAAACAATGCTTCAAGCCATGAACAAAATCCACCGTCTGTTTTAGGCTGAGAAAATTTATCAAATCTCTCAATGTCAATTCCAGATAAAGCGGCAAGTTCTTTACTGTAAGGAACTCCGGTATAAAGAATCTCAAAAGCTTTTGCTTTAACTTTGTCAACATTTTTATCTAAAGTTTCAATATAACAAATGCCCTGGAATGATTTAAGTTTGTCAAATAAATCATTTTGTTCCATACCTCGTTCCATTGTTGCTTCAAATACTTTTGAAACCCAAATGTTATTTTCTTCATCAAAAATGAATCGACACACATGGTTTACATGATCAATTGAAGGTTTACCACTGAAGAAATTTAAGATCTTAGTTGTAAGTAACAATGGATTATGATAAACATTGTGGAAATTAAAGTAGTAAGAAAAATACAAAATGTGAATTTTGTTTCTATCTAATTTATCTATAGCATTTTGAATTTGCTCTTTATTGTACAAAACACTAAGATTTTTCTTCATAAAACTTTACAGATTAATATTCTGATTTTTCAAATAATTAACTGTAAAATCATGACTTTCCACAGCCCCAACAGAACCTAAATTTTTAATTAAGTAAGTTTCTGCTTTGTAATTTTGATAGTTTGAATTAACAATATCCAACATTGCAACATAAAGTTGTCTGAGTTGAACTAATGTTATTTCAATTGAACCTCCATTGTAGAAGTATTCAAATGACGCGTCTTCCTCAGCAACTAAATTTAACTTAATTTTTTGAGCAAGAAGAGCGATTTGCTCTTGAATCAATGAACGACCTTCTCCTGATAATTGTAAAACAAAATAATTATTGATTTTACATTGACGAATTTCAGAATTACCAAAATGATAATGATCAAGATCTAATAATTTATTAGAAATAGCATCTGTTAAATTCCAATTTTCATCTAAATTATCTAACGTTGATTTAGAAGGTTTTTCATCTTCATCAACCCAATCTATTTGATCATAAGTAAAATTATCTGATGCAGTCCATTTTTTATCTGGATAATGTTTGGCTAATATTTTTCTATAGTTCGGCATAAATTAAAATTCATTTTCAGTTAAAATTAAAAATCCACAACTAGTACCACCAAATCTTCTTCCACCACCAGTACTTCCATTAAATGTTAATGTTCCTGCTGATTCACAACCAGCTCTAACCGAATAAGTTGTAGCTGAAACTGTTCCGATAATATCTTGATATTCTAATACAATAGGTCCTGCTGTTCCTTGAGAAGTAATATTTCCTGATCTTCCTGTTACGACTGCATCAGCAGCTGCACCTTTAAACATAGCTGCAATAGCTCTTAAAGGTGTAGATGCTTCATAATAACCAATATGCTTTGCTCTAACCATATTGGTTGTTTTTTTAGCTGTAATAGTTACAGCCATCATTGCTCCGCCTTCAGTATTTTGAGGTTTAGTATCATCATACGGAACTGTAGTTGTAGTAGTAATAACGTCAGTATATTGATGAATAAGAATTTGTCCTTTAGCTGTAACAACGTTAAAATAAAATGATGTTTGGTAAAGATTACTACTTCCATCTGTTGCAACAGATCCAATTCTAGCAGATTTAGTATATCCTGAAGGCATAGTTGGAGCCGTTGCAGAAAGTGAATATAAAATATCAGCTGTTTTTGTTGTAGGATTCCAAATTGCGTGTAAATGATAAGTTGATGCACTTGCTTTTGCACCAGTATCTAATCCACCTTGGTTTGTTCCAGCAGCCCATGCGGCGTCTAATCTTTTAGTCAATGCTGTAGTTAAATAACCTTCACCTGTTCCATCATCAAAAACGAAACTTCCTATTGTGAAATCAATGTCGTTATTGGCATCAGACACATTATTTTTATGCATTATCTGAGTCGGTAATAATCTTAAACCGAATTTACTAATTGTAGCTTGTCCGGCATTAACTTTCTTCCATTTACTAGTACCATCAGAAATTAATCTAACTAATCCATAAGGTTCGTTTATTACTTCTAAAGTTAAACCATCAATTGTATCTGAACCATTTCTTACAATACTAATAATATTTGTTGCTGTAACAGTTCCTGATTCATCTTCAACAATTAATTCTTCACCAGCTGGATAAGTAGAAGCTGCCGGTAAACTAAAAGTTCTAGCTGCAGACATAGTCCCTGTTTGCGCAACAACTTTATCAGTTAATAGAATTGTGTAATCAGAATTGTTTACAGCGGTTCGTCTTGCAATTCCTAAAGCAGCTCGTCCTGCTGCTTTATCAGCGGCACCTAAAAAAGTATTTATATCAGTAGAATATTCTTCTGAGATTCTAATTAAAAAATCTGCAACAGTCATTTTTTTATCAACACCACCTTCACGATAGTGAATAATTCCTGCATCAGAAATTGTGCCTGTTTTTGCTGGTAAACCGTCTAATGTAATATTTGTCATATTTTCCTAACTAATTTTGAAGTTTAAACTAAATGCCACGATGTTAGAACTTGTTGCTCCGGCAATAGCTATCGTGCCATTTGCATTAGGAGTTCCGAGTGTTAATGTTGCACTTTGAATTACCTGGGTTGTTGCTGCACCAGACCCTGATTTAAAAGCAATTGCAATAATGTATTTTGATAAAGCAGTTTTATCTGCAGCAACAATAAAAGCAAAATGATCGTCTTTTGTTAAACCGACACCTGCACCATCTGAAGTTACGGCCATATCGCTTAAGAATTGAGACCATAAACCTAAAGCATTCATCATCCAATTAAAATGGTTCAAAGATAATTCACCATCTAAAGAACCATTATTTTGAAGTTCAGTTGGAGGTGATACTTTATTAGAACCACCTTGTCTAGTTTCATTCGCTGCATTTAATGCCCACTTTACAATATCTGATGGTTTTACCGACATTTTTTGATATTTTTAATTGATAAATTTTACTGTTTTACTTTAAATTGAAAATTTTTAATTTGAAACAGAATTATTGGTAAACAATATTGAGTTTACCACCATCAACAATATCTTGATCAGCATCATAAACCCCTATTGGAGCTCCTGTATCTGTGACCAAAATATCTCCGGTATCTGTTACCAAAGTCAAAACCTCAATAACTCCCATTCCTCTTCCACCAAAAATTTGCTGAAGAGTGTCAGAAGATGTTTGATAATCCACAACAATATTATTTCCTGTATCGTCAACTATTTGCTGATCTAAATCATCGACCAAATTTGCTTGAGCTGTAACAATTTCAGTCATAATAAATGGAGTTTCTCCATCTGAAGCAAAAACTAATACAGAAACACCAGCTGCTGTCAATTTATCGATCAAAATTTTAACATCATCAGTCAATCCTGTTCCATCTGTATAAATCGTGTAACTAGCTGGAGGATTGTCAGAGTAGATTACTCTAGTTGCTGAAGTAATAAATTTTAATGCTTTTACAACATCATCAACAAATCCTCTTGAAGTATTTTTAAAGATCTTAAATCGGATTCCAATAATGTAATCTGGATCTAATCGACCATTTCTTTTTTCTTCAACAATAGCTCCGATTAAATCCAGTTGTGCACCTTCGGCAGATTCTAAATTCAAGATATTTTTCAGAGCAGTAAAAACTACTTTCAAATCATCAAATGGAGTTGAAAATATCTCAAGGATTGCATTTAAATTAGGTGCATCCTTATATTGCTCAGGTATTAATGATTTTATGTCTGTATATAGTGTCATAATACTACGACCATTCTGCTCAAATCAAAATTAGGTTGTTGTCTGATTGTGCAATTGATATTTGATGATCCATAAGACGGAACATCATCTGGTAAAGCTGTAGAGGCAATAGTTATTGTTACAGAACCAATTCCTTCAACCTCAAATACAGGAGTGATGAATTTTTGAGCAACAATAATGTCTCCAATATTAAATCTAGCAGAATAAGCTAACATCGCAGCTTTTATTGCAGCTTCTCCAGCTGCTGGAAAGTCCTCTTCCTCATTGTAAGAGTTGATTGTAGCTTTTACCCACATGTAAAGATTTGTAGGTCTTGTAAATCTAATATTGTGAGGAACTCCGGTATCATCTTTGACTTCAACAGTTTCAGAACCACTTGATCTCATTCCTGCAATCTTCATTTTGTAAAGAAGTTCAGCAATATTTGAATCAGAACCACCATCGATTACTGCTTCCCAAGACTTAGCTGGTATTGAGTTGGCATCAGTTTCCATTGTATCGTTTTCATAAACTTTACAATATGAAGTTCCAGGTACATCGTTTAGAACTTTAGCTCTGATTGCATCAACGAAATTGAATCCTGAAACAGCAATATCTGATTGAGTTCTAAGTCTTAATTCTTGATCTTCTTCAATACTTCTTCCAGCTTCACCTTCATAATAATTTATTACAGAATCAAGGCCTGAAACAGCAGTAGAGATTTCAATAATTGATTCAGGAGATACTTCATTACGACCAAAATCGAGACATTCAACTTCGATTACAGTTTGAACTTTTCCTGTAGTGAAATATGAACTTCCGGCAATGTCATAAACATCATCTTTGTCAGTCGCTTGGATTGTCATTAATCCGGTTCCTTCATCAGTAATTGTCAAACCGATGGTTGCACCTTCTACAACAGCTTTTAATCCGGCAATGATTTCAGCATAAGTTGCAGAACCATCACTTGTGTAAGTGTAAACGTTTCCATCAATGTAAAGTCTATATGGGGTTGAGTTAGCAACAGAGTTAACTTGTAATTGGATCCAATTACAAAAATCAGAAGATATTTGACTTGCTTCGAGTGTTTTAAACACTAATCCTGTAGCAGTTTGTTTAACTTGAGTATTTGCAGGAATATTTGTGACATTATCTCCTCTGAAACTTACATTCGCAGTTGATTTCGATTCATCCTTAATTGTAATTCCAACTAATGCAACTGCATTTTGTAATGGAACACCTTCAGCACTATTTCTATTCAATGAATTATAAGTGTCTTCAGCTGTTTGCCATAATGTATCAGCCATTTCAGTAACCAAACCAATAAGGATAGCATTAGGAGAATCTTCACTTAGATCTTGATCTTGACCTAAGCTATTCTTCCATTCTGTTTCCAAATCAGTTTTGATTTGCTCTTGGGTTTTTCTTACAAAACCATTGATTGTAACTCCATAATCTGGCATATTATAATACGATTAAATTATCAGTAATTTTTGTATTGTTTATCGAAACAGCTTGAAAAAAGTAAGTTATTTTTCTTTCTGCTCCTACATAATCAACACTTGATTCTATTAGTCCTTTTACACCTTCAACGTCTAGAATTTGCTCTCTAAAAATACTTTCTAAAATATTTAAATCGAGAGACTTACTTCCTAAAATATAAACGTCAGATGCTTCGGTTTCAATAATGTCCCTGAAATATGGTACACCGTGTTCTGAATTAAGAAACCATTCATCTTTAAAAAATCTTAGTCTGACTTTAATTCTTTGTAAAATTTCGTCGTCAGAGTTTTTATTATCGATAGTTACAAGTCTTCCTGCTGAAGTAAAATAAACATCGTTGTCTGAATTTAATGCTAATGTGCTCATGATACTGGTCCTGTAATTCCTGGTCCCGGCGTTACGCCTGAATGAGTATGAGTAGCAAAATCTTTGCCACCAATTAAAGCTGTAGCACTTTTCATTTCTGAAGTTGCCTCTAAATTTGCAGCAGTTAACTTTCCTGTGACAGTAACGTTAGTTGCGTCAATATTTACATCAGGAGCAGTTATATTTACATTGTCTGCAATCAAATCTATCTCAGAAGCTTCTGCTTCAACAACTCCGTCTGGTTTTAATCTTATTTTTGATCCATCAAAAGCAATTAGAAGATCGTCATTGTTCTCGGCAGCCGATGCAACATTAAAAGGATTCAATCCGATATGTGCCACAGCATCAGTTAAGTTGTTTTGTCTAGGATCATCAGGAGTTCCTTGTTTTCCATCCTGTAACCATTGTTCTAGGCTTCTTTCAGAGAAAATTAACAAAACATTATCATCTGGTTTCACAGGAAAATTCACAGAAGCTCCACCTGATGCAGGTTGCATTACAGGGACATTGTGAATAACTGGTAAAACTAAAATTTCATCGTCACTATATTTTTGATTTAGCGATGGTTGGACCGATGCTTTTCTTGTAGCAAAGTCATAAGAAATAATCTTTGCAGGCATACAGATATGCATCTCAGCTATTTTATTCGATACAATTATGTTTAAAAGTTCTGTAATATCCATTTTATTGTTTTTGTATTGCATCAATTTCGGCATACCAAGTGTTGTCGTGAGTATCACCTGAGAATTTGACCGCTTTAACTAAAAAGATTCCTTCTAATTCTTCACTTTCAACACTGATCAAAGACTTCGGTTGAATTGAAGGAATTATTAACGATTTTATTTTCCACCCGTCAAGCAACTTATTTTTCTTTGTCGCTGATGTTTTTATTACTCTAATTTGTCTGTCTTTAAATCTTTTTGGCTTATCTAAAAGTCCAGTAGAAGGAGACAAATATTGCATTATAGTCGTGTTGTTCGACTCATTTTCTTTTGATATTACTAAGACATTATTTACAATAGTCCATTCGTATCCGATTCTAGAAAGGATTAACTCTAAAGCTTTTCCAGGAGACCCTATAAAAGAGAAACCTTGTTTGTAAACATAACTAGGAATTGCAGAATAATCACCTTTGGTTAAATTTAATTCTGCAACTATTTTATCAATAATTTGCTTAGTTGTTGAATCTGCTGCAAATGACAAAGATAATTTTTTTGCTGTCAAAGGGATATAACCATCTTTGCAAGTAATCTTTGTAATAACATCTGAACCTGTAAAATCATGTTCAAATTCAACAATATTTCCAATAAATAAAGTACTTAATTCTTCGTCATCATATCCTATTTTCAAAATGCATGACGTGTCTTTTTGTTCTAACAATCCAATGGTTTCTTGAGACAAATTGTACACATCAATCTTTGCTGTATTGGTTGTGCGATTGTCTGTCATTTCTATTTCAAAAGAAATACGAACACCTTCGAGCAATCTTCCTATTTCACCAATTTTTCCGATAAGTAGTTGTGCGTTTCGTTTAAAGAGTCTCAAGTTCTACCTCCGTCAAATAAAGTAATTTAGCTTTACCAGACGAGAATGAATCTCTTACAATGGAAGCAGCAACATCTGAAATTTCACAAATAAAATCACCAGTTGGTAAAAGAGTATTTTTATTGGCAAAAATTAATGGGTAATTTGCCACCATCTTAACACCGGCCAACAACAAAACATCATCTTCTGAGTAAATATCCATGGTCCAAAAATTACCAAGAACATTGAATTTAAACCAAAACTTATACATTTTGGATTCCAATTCAATGAGCAGAGTATGATTCGGATTGTCTTTAATTGGAATTATTACTGCCATTAGAATAATGATTTAACAAATTGACCAAGTGTTATTGTGCTTGGCTTCACGGCAGGTGCTGGGGTTTTAGTTCCACCAACCTGTCTTCCAAAACTACTCTGTTTTTTAGCACTGTCTTTCTTGATTCGTGAATTATCAATGCTAACTAACTGACTTTCAGCAATATTAATCTCTTGAAACGTAACTGTAAATCTAAAAGTCTCTCCGTCTCCTGCTTCTGCAGGCATATCTAAGAGAGTCATGAACATATTTGGGTATGATTTATATTTCATCACCAGGGTAATAGGTTCTTTGTCTCTCTTCAATCTGTAAAGTTCATCGTGAGCTTCTTTTAGTCGATTAGGAATTTTTCCTTTTGCTAATGATGAAATTTGCTTTAAAACAGAATTTTTCAATGAAAAAGCACTAATTGTGCAAGTCAAAGTAATTTCAGTTGGTTCATCTTTAGCATTGTCGGTGTTGAATCCACCTTCAATTGGATTGTTACTAAGAGTTGTCTTTTCGCTAATTCCTCTTTGATTTACAATGTCAATTTCAAGCTTTCCTACTTTTTGAGTAAATGGTTGTTTGAAAATAATTGCTGCTGCGTCTGTAAAAAAGCTCATTGTGCACCTACCTCAATATAAGATTGTCTATTTTGTTCTGCCAAAGCAGCAAAAATAGAATTTTTGATTGATGTAGAATCAGCTGCTGAAGTTCCAGGAGGAATATTTACAGTCAAGTTATTATTAACAGTTTTTTGGTTGTTTGCAATAGAACTGTTAGTATTTACTGCAGATACAGCATCATTGGCTCCACCTGTAATTTGAGAAGTAATTTTTCCTGAAAAATCTTTGACTTTATCCCACATTCCAGACACTGAAATTTTAGAAACCCAATCAGCTGCTTGTTTAAATAATTCAACAATTTCTTTCCAATAATAAACTATGGCAATTGTTGCTGCAATAAAAGCAGTCAATGGGTTTGCAGCAAATACTAGCATGATTCCACGTAAGATCGTCAAAAGCACAGGTAAAAGTGTAATCAAGAATCTGATTGGAGCAATAATGAAATTAAATGCCAATGTTGCAAGACCAATAAGTCTGATTAAAGTTCCGATGATTATTAACAATGGACCTAATACCGCAACGAATCCAATTATCAACAAAATGTTCTTTCGTGTTGATGGTTCTAGCCTTTGAAAGTTGTCTGCTAATCTTCCAATCCATGCACCAAATGCTTCTAGTTTTTCAGTGAGTCCAAATGCAATTTGCATTTCATCACCGAATTTAGCTAAGGCAATATTGACGTTGTCTTTGAAAGTTGAATAAACACCTTTAGAAGTTCGAGATAATTTTACCATTCCATTTTCAAACATTCCACCTTTGCTTGTAGCTTGTTCAAAGGCTCTGACTAAAACAGGGAATGTGACTTTTCCTTGAGAAACTAAATCTTTAATTTTAGTTTTAGGAACTCCCATAGATTTTGCCAACATATCAAGGGCAGGAACGCCGTTATTTACCAATTGGAGAAGATCTTGACCCATCATTCTGCCTGCTGCAGATACTTGACCAAAGGCTACAGTGATTCCTTGGAAATCTCCACCTGCTACTGCGGCAATATCACCAATTAATCTTAAGTGTTTGTCTGCATCGTCAGCTGTTTCACCAAAACCCATTAAAGTATTGGTTGCTTTGGCGAGTTGAGTTAATTCGAATGGAGTTTCTGCTGCAAATTTGACTAATCGTCTAAATACTCGATCACCTTCTTCAGCTGATCCAGTCAAGACTTCCATTTGCATTTTGAGTGTTTCAAAATCAGCAGATGCTTGAAGGGCTTTAACAGAAAGCAATCCTAATGGCGCAGATAAAGAAAGTGAAATATCTTTCCCTACATTGACAAAAGAATCGCCGACTGATTTTAAATTTTTTGAAGTTTGTCTAATCTTTGCATCGATTTGATTCAATGCATCCAACACAGGCTTTGCATTTGCCTGATATGTAACAATTAATTCTTTAAGACTGGTTGCCATTGTTATTCCTCGATTCTTTTTCTGATTTTAATCGTTCTTGAGTTTCTTTAAATTGTCGAAAATCAAGAATCGCACTTAACTTTAATGCATCGATAAAATTAAGACTTTCTAATTCGGAATAACTAACAATTTTATCGATAACTAATCTCCAAATAAACAATTCTTCAACAATATCGATGTGTAAATGTTTCTTTAACTCTTTTTCGGAGCTTGATTCATTTTCTCGATCGATTCCTTTATCGCTACTTCCATCGGAGCTAACATCGGAATCTTCTTCGCCAGAACTGAAATTATATTTAGTGTAAAAAAACCGTTGAAATCTAGCACCTCGAGGGCTAGTTCGATAACACCATCAAGATTGTTATTAAAAACTTTCTCGAAGTTTTCTTTGGTATTTAATGCACCAATCTCAATCGCTGAACTGTTTTTAAATAATTTCATAAGCAAATCTACAGGAAGTTCATAAATGAGTCCTGCGATTGCCTTAATCATATCTGCAGGTTCTGCAGATACGTTTCCTAATTGGATTTTAATACTTTCAGCCAATTGTTTTCTCAATCCTAGTGCTTCAACAGCACCGAATTGGATAATTGTGACTTCGTGTTCGCCAATATTTACTGTTTTTGTGTTAATAGTCATTAACTATTACCTCCAATAAATGTAACATACTGACTTCCAGTTTTAATTACCCATTCTCTAGTTTTAGCTTCGTTTCCAAAAGCAGCATTAGGGAATTTTTCAATCCAAGCTTGAGCAGCAGTAACCAGAGTATTTCCTGAACGATCTTTAATTAAAAGAGGCAAAGGAGTACCTGAAACTCTGTCTGCAGCATGAAGAGCAGATAGAATGTCGTTAGTTGGGCTTGTTTGTCTTAGTCTGATTGTAATAGTCAAAAAGTTTGCATTGTTTTTGATTCTATCAACATAACCGTCAGCACCACTCATAGAGTTGAATGCCGGATTTTCTTCAGCAACTTCAACTGCATCGCCATCAGCGAATCCAGTTAATTTAGCAACGCCAAAGATTACGTTTAGTTTCTTAAAATCGAAAGTTCCAATTGTTTGTGCCATAAAATGTCCTTAATTAAAGTTAAACTGATAAATTGCCGGCAATACCGATTTTGTTGATTGCTCCTGCAAGTTCACCTGCAAAAGTAATTCCAGAAAGGTATCTAGCCAATCTGTCAGCAGAAGGAACGTCAGCAACATCAGGAACGGTAATTGTGTAAATACCTTTTCCATCAGCGTCTTTTCTAATGAAACCGTTCTGAACTCCTTGCTCAAAGATTTCTCTCATAGCATTTTCAACCATGTCACCACCGGCATCTTCCATTGGAACTTTTTCAGAGTTGATCAATAGTAAGAAAATATTTTCTTGTAGTCTTGCTTTTAACCAATCAGCTCCTCTGATGATGTCAATATATTCACCAGAAACAACTTTGCCTAAGCCTGTGCAACTACGTCCAGCAAAGATTTCATAAGTATTTCCGTTATTAGTTCTAACTCCATCAACGTTAATTTCATCAGCAACAACACCAACTAAAGTTTTCCATGCCCAGTTTTCTGAACCAGGAACTGTTGGAAGCATTCTGCCACCCCAGGCAGCATCAATGAACATGGTAGTGGTATCTCCATTCCATATTAGGGCTGTTCTGTCATAGTTTAGTGCTTTTAATTGATAAAGCACAGAACCTGTATCAGCAGAATCAAGAACATCTTCATCAGAAGTTCTAACAATAAGGAATCTTTTTAATGATTCGATTTTTGCAGCAGCAGATAAAATATCGGCTTCAACATTTGAAGACAAATGAGCGCAATACCAGTTTTGATTATAATCGAACACTTCTTGTAAAGCATTTGCCCAAGTTTCTGATAAAACAACAGAACCTGAACCAACAGCCGGAGTTGCAGCTAATGCACCGGCAGCTGTGTAACGAATATTGTCATCATCAATAATATCAGTAACGACAAATGTTCCGTTATATCCAGAAGTTGAGAATCCAGACACAACAATAGTTGCCCCTTCTTCGGCTTTAGTTCCAATATCAGTTAAGTTTAAATTTACGATATTTCCAGATGGATTTGTTGCTCCGGTTACAGCAGTTGATGCAAGAACAACTTTCTTACCAATCATTACTGAATCAGGAGTTTTATTTTGAGAAAATTCAGCTTCTGCCATTTTGTATTCTATATCACCTTCAACAAAATCTTCGGCAACAGCAGACATGTCTGCATATTCTTTAAGTCGTCTGTCCAGTTTCATTGAAGTACCCAAAATCATTGGAGTACCGAAACCTTGTTGAGTGATTGCCTTTGTGGAAAGACTAATCGAAATATCAATTACTTGATCTAATTTATTTGTCATAATTTTAGTTCCTTTTGTTGTTTAAATTAATCTGTTTCCACTATCAAATCGACCTCTACAGGATCAACCAGACCGTTACCGGTTAGTTCACCACTGATTCCGACAGATTCAACAATTTCTACTACGTTTTCTGTATCAGAAGAATAATTTTTAGAAATTCTAAAAAGTAATTCAACTACAGCTCGAGTTTCAAAACTATTGTTGATTTGCGTAGTAATATCAACAATATCACCATCTAAACCAACATAAGCTAATTTTTTAGAAGTTAACAACTCTAAATTTTTACTTAATTCGATTTTGTCAATTAAGTCAGCTAAGATTTGCATAGAATCTTTACTAACTGAGATAACAGACAAAACCACATCTCTATCTCCTTGAGTTAAGGAAATACCGTCTTCATCTGGTTTTCCTTCCCAATCTAATCCTCCACCTTTTCTCAAAGATGCTAATTTCAATGCTAAATAATCTCCAGTTGGAGTATTTGCATTTTGATTCGACCAAATTACACTTTGGTTTGTTAATTCTTTTATTACTTCTACTATTGCAGTTTTTAAACCGACATAATTTATAGTCATAATCTATTCCTCTGCAATAGGTGGTACTGGATCGTTAGTAGTTCTCTTGGCAACAACAACTTTATAATGTGGAATCACATTATTTTTCCAAGGAAACACTTTAACGACTTCGTAATCAAATCCATCAATTGTAACAATATCACAATTTATTGAATTTCCTTTTTCTGCACCAATTAATAAAGTGTCAGTATATAATTTCAATAATTCTTCTTCTCTTCTA